GGGCAGCACCGTATGAATTCTAATTCACACGGCCATGTCGATCCTCCGCCTCCGACGGACCCACACTACCTGTGTAGGCCCGCCTCGTCATTTCAGAGTAATCCGAAAGTGACGATGATTGAAGTTTGTACGGGGAAGAAACCTCCAGTGATGGATGTTTACTTCTTCGCCAATCCGATTAGAAATGGTGCCTGCCAAAAGATGCACTCGTTCGCTCATTTTAAGCGGACTAGTACGTATCCTAAGAAAGGCCTCAAGTTCTGTACTGGACTCTTACCCTACGGAAACCCTCCCACATGTTACACGGCTTATACCGATGGAGCATGTTTGCAAGGAGGAGGGTTCGGAACGGTGGAAAATCCTATATTGGGTCTTCCCCCGATGTACAATTCGGCTTGGGATGGGGACTTTTGTCCTCCTCCCGATGGTCTTAGCCTTTACCAGGAGCGTGCTCTTGCGAGCATGTTGCCCGGTATTAAGCCAAGTCTCAGTCTCGTTAATTCCTTGCTGGAATTAAAGGACTTTAAGAGCCTGCCTCGTACATTATCGAACTTAACGTCATTGATACCGAAAGGTACAAAGACGCTTCGCAAGATATTCCGTGCTTCGGCGGATGCTTACCTTCAAGGTAATTTTAACATCCTGCCGCTACTGAGAGATATCACTGGCATTCAGCAAGTGATTACCTCTACCGAGAAAGAACTCAGGAATCTTATTCAACGTCAGCACAGGGTGCAAAAGATGCATTTTAAGGCATCTATGCACCCGTCCTTCGTTGATTCGGATTCGGGGTACGTTCCTGGGGTGAAGACTTATCCCTCTGGCCATCCCTCAATATTTGGGAATGCCAAAGTGCGACGAGTCGTCACCTACAGGTCTCGGGAATTCCATGCTGAGATATGGTACTCTTACTGGCTGGGGTCAGCCGAGTTAGAGCAGGCACGCTGCCGTGCCTATCTAGACAAATTGGGGGTTAACCTTAACCCTGCAATTATCTGGAACGCCATACCCTGGTCATTCGTGGTTGATTGGGTCGTGGGCATAGGCCCATGGCTAAACCAGTTCACGAGCCGCAACATAGAACCAGTATGTATCATACACAGGTATCTCTACTCCTACAAAGTTGGCCGTACTATCCTTCTATATGGAAAATTAGAAGCGACGGACGGTCATCATGGAGGAGGTGATACACTAAGCGCTCAGCACGAAGACGATTCTTATAAGAGAGTCGTCGGAATGCCGAACATATATCAAGCAATCAAGACCTCTGGTTTGAACCCGAAAGAGTTCTCTCTCGGAGCTGCTCTGGCGTATTTACGCCTTAGTAGTTGAGTCTCATAAAACACCCGCTGATTGGCCGGTTAAAGCCAACCTAATGGTATGCTAAACGATACACTAGTTACAAACGAGGTCAAGGGAACAGCAGGCACTGAAATTGAATTTCAGCGTCTGTCTACTGAAGGTCGTTCCACAGAATTCGCCAAAGTAGGCGAACTTCCAGGGAACTTTCACCGGTTAATTGTTTCCCACCAGGAGGTGGGGACCGGTGCTTCACGACGGCGGAGATCACGGATCGCGTTCGAGCTTACTGCTCTTGGCGCTGATGGCGTGACTCCTGTCAAAAACTCCGCGTACATCGTTATTGATATCCCTATTGGGAATCTTACGACATACGACGATACCAAGACAGTCCTTGCAAACCTTATGTCGCTGTTGGCCACTACTGGCGCGGCGACTACAGTTTTGTTTGACTGTACTGGTAATGGAGCCAAGGCACTCATTGACGGCTCACTGTGAAATCAACCTGTCTTGCGACAGGCCTATCAGCCCTTATAAGCTGAAATTCCACATGAAACGCAATGGACCGTTGCCTCCCGAGAATAATCCCGGGGGGCACTTCAATCCCGCTTCCGACCAATTCAAGAACCGCCCGATATATATCGGCAATACACATTCGAAAGAAATGGGCCTAAGACCGGTTTTCCGGTCGATGCTCACTCCTAGGACGTGGATCGTCGTGTCTATCGATGGTTCCCTCGAGGAATTCACCCGAATTCCTCGATTGGTTCGGAAGAAGCTAACTGCTCAATATTGAGCGACTTCGAGGTATCAAGCATGTATCGCGTACTCTAGAAAGGAGCACCTTATGGTCTCCAATAAGAGTCTAGATGAGTATAAAGTCATCGCCGCTTTACTGCTTGACGTCTCAACGTCACACAGTGAAGTATTCGACCGACGTGCACTACGTCTCACGACCTGCAAGGTCCTAAAACGAGTACAAGAAGAAGGCATAGGCTTCTTAACGAAGACTATGCCCCGTCTTGCCAAAGCCCTTGATCGGGCTTTAACAGGAGATGTCCTACTTGACGCTACTGGAATGCGTTTTAAACGCCTCCCTGGTAGTGAACTGCCCAGGTTTCTGGGTGAGTTCTTCAAGCGGGTATTCTCTCTCGACGGCAGGGTTCTTCCGAATCCCTGTGTTGATAGCGTTCGAGTGCTACGACAGGTCCTATACTTGTTTTACAAGTATGAACTGCCATACTCCCCAAACGAAGAGCAACAGGTCGTTTCAAAGTTTTTACAAACTGAGAAAGACCTGGCGCTACTTACCGGACGCTTTGAGCATTGCGCTCATTGCGTTCAGCCTAACGGACTTAACGAACGTAGAAGTTGTTACTCCCACGTTCAGAGTCCACTTGTCCGACGAGCGAGGATTCGTTTACAACGATTATTCGCCCGTTTCGACCCAGCTGATATCTATCCACGACACGGCCCAGGGGCTGTTTCCACAAAGGAACAACTCTGGGACAAGTATCGATGGACTAGTATATCACCGCGGGTCATCGCCTCATACCCACTGGATGCGTACTTCTACGCTTCTCTTGGCCATGTATGCGATCAACTGCAAGAGATTCAATCTCTGCAATTCAAGGAGTCCTTTGCTCAAGTTATACTTGTACCTAAGGACTCTCGCGGACCTCGCCTCATCTCG